AGCACGTTAATCGGCGCGTTTATCAGCGGCGACGGTATGCTTTCGGTGAAAGTCTCGACCTACAACAAGATGAAACAAAAGGCTTGGGATATCTTGGCGGCGCGTCCGGACTACGACGGGGCAAAACGTATGCTGAAAGGTCAGAAAATCACGTCGTTTTTCATGGACATTATGGGCGAGTTCAACGTGACGATCGATGGCCACGCACGAAACATTGCCTACGGTGAACGCATCGGATTGACTGACGACCGGACAAACATCGGCGTCCGTGAATATCGCGCTTTGCAAGCCGCATATGAGGAAGCCGCGCGGCGCGTCGGCCTCATGCCCTACCAGCTACAGGCGATCACTTGGCGCGTATGGCGCGACCGGCACGGCATCAAATGACAAACCGGCTACACTAATGACAAACCGGCTACACTAAAATTTCTGGAGATCAGTTGGGGGTTTCCTGCGCTGCGTTCTGGGGCGGGACTGTCGGGCTGATCGGATCGGCGGCGAGTCGCGGGGCTAGTCGATCACCGGCCAAAAATTTTTTTGGCTCACAACTTCACAGGCTGCAAATCCTGTGCCATGATTCAATCACTGGCCGACGTGGCCAGCCACTAGCAACGAAAGGACAAATTTTATGCTAGATGTTATTGAACCTACCGCTCGTTTTATCAGCCGGGGTGGCGGCACCTACGACCATACGCATACCGATTTGGCCGACGTGTCGATCTATTCCGACCTTGCCAAAATCCGGCGGGTGCCGATCGATGCCCTGACTAGCTGGGCCGACCGGACGCCTGATGGCGACGTGATCCGGGAGATCGTCGAGCCGACCCGGCTGGATGGTTTCTCGGCACTTGTTAACAAGGCGACCGGCGACCTGCTGCAGACCCGGCCTGTTGCCGACACCTACAAGCTAGTCAGCCATGACCAGCTGTTCAGCCTACAGGCTCAGATGGTGGCGGAATCCGGCTTGCCGACCTCAAACCTTGAGATAATCGACCGGCTTTATGATGGCGGTTTACGCGCTCATCGGACGATCATGTTTCACGATCTCGACGCCGTTGTCGGCAATTCCGACGACCGGGTTGTTTGCCGGATGGACGTGTTTAACTCTGTCGATATGTCATGGGCGTTCCAGATATTCTCCGGAGCCTATCGCGACCTGTGCCGTAATACTTTGGTGTTCGGCGGTGAGAAGGCATATCACCAGAAACGCAAGCACACCAAGAACCTGTCTCCCGCTGCCATGATAGGCAAGGCAACGCTGGGTTTAGACTTCTGGCAAAACAACCGGGACGAGATGGATCGGATGCGTCAGACGCCACTGACCCGTGAACAGTTTGGGCTGATCCTTGCAAACACGATCTGTGCCAAGCCGGGAGCGCCTAAGATTGAGGGTGTATCGATCCCGGTTAACGAACGGCTGCTCGGCTATCTGTTGCACCGGTACGACGAAGAGGTGGCAGAACTGGGCCGGACACAATGGGCGGCCTATAACGCACTGACCCACTGGTCAACGCACACCGACACCGAATGGACTACCGACGAGGGGAAGACGTACAAGACCGGCAAGAAAGACACCCGGACGCACCTAGTGCAACGCAAGCGATCCGACGATGTCCGAACCGTTCTGGATTCCCTTGTTTGGCAAGCAATGGGAGAGCCTGCCTAATGAATGACGGTCTCGAACTGGCCTACGTTGTATACCGCACGGTGGTGGCGGTTCTTCTCATCACGCTAATCATCGCTTTTGTCATCTTGTAATGAAAGGACACGACATGACACAGAACAACACTTTTCCACCCCGCCTGATCAACGGCTTCAAGAAACTGGCCGACGATTTTGAGGCACATATTCGGGCCGACGAAAGGTCACGCATCGCCAAGAAATTTGCGGACGCCTTCCCGTCTAAGCCAGTAGCAAAGCCGGGACTGTTCCCGATCACCGACATGCACGGCGAGCCGCTGCAGGAAATCGGGGCGCAGCCGGTGACCTACGACCCGGCGGCAGCTTCCGATTATGTTGGGCAGCGTCTGAATGAGACACATCGGCGGCTGATCGCATACTTGTCGCAGGGCACTTTTTACGCTGTGCCGACGCTTGCTGGTCATCTGAACATCAAGAAGGAGTCGGTTTATCACTATCTGTCCGGCATTAAAAAGGCGGGATATGAGGTGGAAATCCGCAGCACCGGCAATCGCAAGGGTGGATATGTGAATATCTATCGGCTTGCAAAAGCCAGCTAGTTTTGCAATAAAGGAGGGGCGGGGCGCGATTGCCTCGCCTCAACCACTTAGGAAAAGGACTCGAATCATGCAACTTGATATTTTCGCACACCAGAGCCGCAACCGTGATGAAGACCAGCCAGTAGTCTTAAAAGCCACTCGCCGCAAACACGTGAGCTTTGACTGCTTCAGTCTGTCGGGCCGTGACCATCGCGGTAATGAATTCGAAATCCGCTTCTTTATTGACGATGGCCAGCAGTTTGAGATGGAAACCATCTTTGCGTCTGATCATCCAGAACATCCGGACAACCAGCTCAAAGAACAAGCCTCTTAGTCCCGCCTTGCCGGGCGGCGGTAGTAGCCCGGCGGCACCTCCCAACTTGACCCCGTCACTAGCTGGCGGGGTTCTTTTTTGCGCTTGTGCCGGAATAACGGCTTGCGGTCTGATCTGGCGGGATAAATCCGGCGGCACCAGATCGCGGTGATTGCTGCTAATTATGCGAACAACAGTCCACCCGGCGGTTTATCCATATGACAAATGCGTTACACGGGCGCGCGCGTGCGCTTGTTGTTGTCTTGTTGTGTGATGGTGGTGGTGTTATGGGATTCGGCGCGGGTTCCCGGTCGGCAGGGTGTCGGCGAGACTTTGATACAAATTTCCCCGGGCGCGCGTACGCAAGGGCCACGGGGGGTACCCATGCTTTTGCATGCAATCTCCCGATCATTTTTCTTTTTTTTTTGATATCTGTATGGGTTTGTCAGCATGACCCACCGGAGTTACCCCGGCATATTTGTCAGCATGACCCTTTATATGAACCTATGGGGATATATCCCGGCGGGTCTTAGACCCATTGTACCTGTGTGAGTTTATTCTGTCAAGCAAATTCGACAAAACACCCCTGTCAAATAATTTTTTTGTTGACAATCAGAGTTATTCACCCTAATATGATACCGTGGGTTGTCTCACGTACGGTATATTCCCACAAATCTGTGAAATGTTTCATGCAAATCCGGTGAATAAGGCTAAGTGAGACGCCCACACCTCTCCAATCCCGTTGCAAAACAATGAATCTGCTCCCACAACAGCGAAAAGAGCGGGTACTTACCCCTCAACAGAATCAATTTCTTGAATTACTGTTTGAAAACGGCGGTAATGTAACCGCAGCAGCCGTAGATGCAGGGTATTCGCGTGGTTCTGTCCAGTGGCTCAAGCAAACACTGGCAGAAGAGATCATAGATCGCACAAAGAACATACTGTCTGTCAATGCACTAAAGGCAGCAAACCGTCTGGTTTCCACAATCGATAATCCCGCCCCAGAACGAGGCGACGAACTGCGTCTACGAGCCGCTGAGTCGTTGCTTAACCGCGTAGGAGTTGCGAAACAGGAGACACATACTCACAATGTGACGGCTGTCCACGGCGTTGTGCTACTGCCACCCAAGAATGAAGTAGTGATTGATGGCTGAACAAGCCCCCAAGAGGCGGGGTAGACCAAAAAAAGACCCCAACGCACCAAAAGCCACGTACAACCTCTCTACAAAGGAGCGTGCGCGGCGTGCGGCAACGAAACGTGTCAATGCCGCCAAGAAACGCGCAGCAAAGTCAACCAAAGCCGCAGAGGATAAGCGACGTTATGCCCGAAAACTTGAACAGACTACAACAAAAGTTGAAAAAGCTCTTGTCGGGGATACCTCTGCCACAATCGATCTTGGGGATTTGGCTGATCTGCCGGATGCAGTCAACGACCTTGTTGGAGAAAGTGAAGTCGTTTTCCAGCCGAATGACGGACCTCAAACGGACTTTCTATCGGCGAGTGAACGAGACGTACTCTACGGCGGTGCTGCCGGTGGTGGAAAAAGTTTTGCACTTCTTGCTGATCCGTTACGTTACTGTCACAATCCTAATCATCGTGGTCTTCTTCTCCGTCGTACACTCGACGAACTAACTGAACTTATCGACAAGTCACGTCAACTATATCCCAAAGCCTTTCCGGGTGCAAAGTTTCGTGAGTCAAAGACAACATGGGTGTTTCCGTCTGGTGCAACGATTTGGTTCACGTACCTTGACAGAGATAAGGACGTAACCCGCTTTCAGGGTCAGGCATTCAACTGGATCGGCATTGATGAGATTACTCAGTATCCTACGCCCTATGTCTGGGATTACTTGCGTTCTCGCCTTCGTTCTACTGATTCTGAACTCCAGCAACACCTGTACATGCGCTGCACAGCCAACCCCGGAGGAGTGGGTGGTTGGTGGGTCAAGAAGACTTACATCGATGGCATCGAACCAAACATT